CCGAGCTTGCGCTGCGATCCAGTTTAAGGTTGCTAATAGCGAACCCCCACGAACCCTTACCTTTTAGGGTCCGATAGAGATGATCTCCATATCCTCCGTTTGGTTAGGACCCAACGGAACCCGATCTCTTCCATAGCCGACCCATCCGGGCCGACATTAGAAAGAGAGGGGCATCTCAGCTTAAGCGCACAAGCCATACGCTCCGTTTCCGGAACGTATGTTTGGACCACAGGGACTTTGAATAAGCGGAGGCAATAAAAATCGCCGTTCTGGTCAACCCGAAGTTCTTTAGAACCCAGGGGAACCCAGAATCCGCTATCGTCGAAGCCCTCGGGTACAACCGGCACGCGACAGCCTTCCTCGTCGACCACCTTACGAATAAGGTGAAGGGCATCACGAACGAAAGGGAAATCATTCGTTCGCGAGGCCCACCGGTACAATTTGTTGTGTAAACGAATCATACCGGCAAGTCGAGCATACCCCTTCTCAGGGATATGTTCCTTCTGGTAAGCTGGAGTCACGTCTTCGAGATCGAAGAAGTGTTTTCCACAGGACTCGTAAAAGGGTCCTGCCTTAAAGCTCTTCTCTTGGTTAGGGATAAAACCAAAGAGAGACAAGGCGCTTACAACATTATCGTATGACTTTTGGTCAACGATGATGTCATCTCCGTATACAACTACGTAGCTGGCAACGCAAGAACTGATGGCCCAAAATATCAGGGACTCCAGTTCGAACGTAAAAGCATTTCCCATTGAAGAAAACTTCTCTAGGAAATACCATTTGCCGTCAAGTAGCGTAAACGGAGAACGAACCATACAGAGCAGTTTTACCCACTCGTATGGCAGAAGCAAGTCGACGAGGGCGATGGATAAAGTGTCACTTGCGGAGCTCAGGTCAAGAGTTGACAGGTCGTCAACTCTGGCCCGAAACGCCGCTTCCTGATTGATCGTCTGGTCGTTCAGGTCGACACCGACGGACTTTAGTCTCTTTCGAAACCACTGACCGATAGCCTGTTGGCAGAACGCGTTAGCGCTCGGCTCGCAAGCTATCATTCGATCAGTTTTGGCCGTCTTTGGAACTGTAACGGCCCGATTGCCTCTAACTACGTTAAAACGCAGTTCGGGAGCAAGGTGGGCTGCTTCGGTATAAGGACACCAAAGCCAGACGCGCGCTAGATTCACGCACGCCTCTGTCACATCGAAGGTTTTTCGTTGTTTATCAGCGGCTAACGTCCCACGCTTATGCGCGTACGTCGCACCGCCGGACCAGCGACAGTGTGCTTCAAGCCATGACCACGGTATGTCCTTAGTAATGACCAACTCTATTTTCCGTCTGACCTCGATAATGAAGTCTAGACGCCGACCCATTAGGGAAGGAGAGAGGGTCCTAAGGTTACAGTTAGTGGCAAAGCATTTAGCTTCGGCACCTATCCAGGTGTCGATCGCCTTATCGCGCGCTAGTTTGGTCGTTCCCCACCCTTTCCACTTTCGTAGAAAGTTGTAGAGTAACCAGTCCCTAGCATGGGACTTGGCGTCACTGTAGATCCCGTGAGTGAATTCACGCTCGAGCGCAGAGAATGGATCGCTGCGCAGGGATCGGCCGAGTTCACTTCTTGCTCGACATGCCAGAGCGCGCATGACGCGACGCTCGATACTGATATCAGTATGGCTATGCATCTGCACCCCCTAAGAAAAGTCAGGGGGAGACGTACCATACAACCGTTTGTAATAGTTGATGGCACGCTGAGAAAACCTGTCCTCGATAAGGCTTTTGGCCTCGTCAAAGGAGCAGGCTTCGCGGAGTACAAGGTCAATGACCCTGTCGATTTCGTCATGACGCTTCGCAGCGTTATTTTCGAAGTCACCCGCGTGGCTCACTAGTAGATGCTCTGCAAGTTATCGATTACATCGACAACTTGAGAGTTAGCAAGAAGCTCAGCAGACATAATGCGAAGATTCCTGCGATCTAGCAGGGCTGCGCGTTCGGGCATGACGAACTCTAAGAACGCACGAGGTACATAAGCAACGGTCGGCGCAGGCGCTATACCGGAAATTGTCGAGTTACTGACATTCTCCAGGATAGGCTCGTGCAAACCAATGCGAACCTTATACGTTCTGTTGCTAGAGTTTTGTCCTGCCGTAGGACTGCTGGGACTGCGGACGTCGAACGAGAGTTTCCAGTTTCCAATAGCGTTTGTAGCACTACTGTCCACATAGTAGAAAACCCCGTTTTTATCCGGGCCTACTGGTGCGAAGGTATGATCCACAGGTGTTGCCTGTGCGTCAGCTAAGACGATATTTGCTGCTTGAGGCATTATAAATGCTCCAGGTTGTAAGCCTCATATGAGGCTGGGATTAGTTTCAGAGGGCATAGCCCTCCGGGATTTGGAAGCCAGTACCTCGACGTTTCCGCCTAGGCCTGACAGGTGTTTTATTATCCGGCCCACCGCCTAACAAGTTGCCCAGAAGGGCAGCAGCGTTAAGCAAGCGGGATGATCCTAGATCAGCCCTGAGGACCGGACGCGCAGGTATTGGGTAATTAGAGAGTAGCTGCCGGTTAAAAGTTTTAGACCGGTAGTAACCCTCAGCAACAGCCCTGCTCCACGAGTTTTTCTCATGGATCAAGGAGTTCTGTGCCTCAATTACCCTTAGGGTTGCTTTGGTGCCGTACAAAAAGGAACTATCGTACAGCATCGCAGTTTCCCATCCACGGATGTAGCCGCCGATATTATAAAACCAGTCGACTACAAACGAGTAGGGAAGCAGCTCCCAAGCGAGAGATAGCGGATTTAACGAGGTATAACCGCCCAAACCTGGGCTGTTGGCCTTCAAGTAAATGCGCATCTCCTGCCCGTGGAACGCTTCCCCTTTCGACCTCCAAGGGATGTCGGGACCGTAACGGTAAACGTCTACGGTCCCGGCCTCCACATCGAAGGACGTGGACGTACCTGTACGAACGGACACCATTTTAGGACGCTGGGTCCAACCAGCAATATGGTATCCGGCTTCGTACATTGTAGACACAGCTGGACGCCATGCATACTGGTACTCTAACCATAGGGAAGAGATGAGCCGGATGGCTCCCCTCCCCCTGCGGTTTACGGCCCGGGCGACTTGAGTAACGCGATCACTCGCGCTAAGCATTTTACGCACCTGGCCGGCCTGCGCAATATCAACAGACAGGTCCACACCTCCCCGAACTTTCTCGTTCAGCCTCTCAACCAAGTCATTATACTGCCCTTGTGGGGTAGCAAAGTACTCGGCGGGAGGCCTCATGAATGATGAGTTCGGTGAAGTGTCAATATTTCCAGAGGTGTAGAATTCGTAGAGAGCGCTATAATCACGCGCATCCCCACTTAGCCTAATACCTCTTTCGATATTGTAGTTCCAAGGATTCTCACTTTCGTGATTACCCTGAAGAACAGGTCCAGACGAGACTATGGCCCGACGGTTATAACGATTGTTAAACGAGGACGACGAAGAGCCGTCACTTCGTTTAACACGTACAGCCGTTTGAAACGGACCATATTCCAGGCTTGAATAATTGTGCATGCACAACTCTCCTATCTGTGGAAAGGCAGGGCCG